ATTTGTCTAAAAGTAGAGCGTGAACTGCGAAAAACAAATTATCTCTATTAAGGTGGTGGGAATTATGGGACGTGTTCGCGGAGTTGGTGCAGCTCCATCAAGGGCAGAGGAATGGACGACGCCGGAAAAGCTGGAAGAACTTAAACAGATCGCCGCGAAGGGCGTCACATTGGCGAGCATTGCCAAGATGCTTGGCACTAGTCGCCAGGTATTATTTGAATGGCGCAAGCGCTATCCTGTCATAGATGACGCCCTAAAAATTGGCGCTGACATGGCAGACGATGCAGTCGAGGACGCGCTGCACAAGGCCGCAGTCGAGGGCAATATTACAGCGCAGATTTTCTGGCTCAAAAATCGGCGGTCTACGCGCTGGCGTGATAAACGAGACACGGAGCTATCGGGCAGCGGGAAAGTGTCGTTTGAGTGGGACGGAGCGAAGGAAAATCCTTCCAATAATATAAAGGAAGAAAATCCGGGCGGCGGTAGCGAATGAAAATAACAATTCCATATACGCCGCGCCCGCTGTGGCGTGACGTGATACACCCGGCGCTAGACTCTCACCGTTTCGCCGTCTTGGTTTGTCATAGGCGTTTCGGCAAAACTGTCGGGACAGTAAATCACATGATAAAGTCGGCGATACTTTGCACGAAAACCGCGCCGCATTTCGCGTATATCGCGCCGTTTCGCAATCAGGCGAAAATGATAGCCTGGCAGTACCTCAAACATTACACGAGCGTCATACCTGGACGGAAAGTCAATGAGAGCGAACTTTACATTGAACTGCCGACGCAACACGCACGCTGGCCCGGTGCGCGGTTGTATATCGTCGGAGCGGATCACCCGGACGCGCTGAGAGGCACGTATTTCGATGGGGCTGTCCTGGACGAATACGCACAAATAAAGAAAGAGATTTGGGACGAGATTATACGGCCCGCTCTCGCAGATCGTGAGGGCTGGGCTATTTTTATCGGCACCCCTAAAGGCCAAAATTCGTTTTTCGAAATGTACCAACGGGCGCAGCGGGAAGAAAGCTGGTTTTCGTGTTTGTACCGCGTGGACGAGAGCGGCGTCTTGCCTCAATCGGAAATTGACGACATGAGCCGAGACATGACCGAAATGGCGATACGCCAAGAATTATATTGTGACTTCTCCGCGTCTGCGTCCGACGTGGTAATACCTATCGACCTGGTAACACAAGGCGCGGCCCGTGAGCTGACCGCCGCCGACGTGAGAGGCCAGCCCGTCGTAATGGGCGTAGACGTGGCCCGATTCGGGGACGACGCAACCGTTGTTACAATCCGGCAAGGCTTGCACTGCATGAGACAACAAGTTTTCCGAGGGCTGGACACGATGCAGGCGGCAGACCGTGTTATAGTAGCAATGCGGCAATACAGCCCCGCCGCCGTTTATATCGACGTGGGGGCCATGGGTGCGGGCGTGATAGACCGTCTCCGGCAGCTACATTATACTGTCACGGAAATAAACTTCGCCGGGCAAGCCATGGACTCTGACCGCTACGCCAACCGCCGCGCGGAAATGTATTTCAAGTGCAAGGAGTGGCTGGAGTCGGGCGGGGCTATCCCGAACGAGCCGACACTGAAAGCGGAGTTGTCCGTTGTCGAGTATAAGTTCACGCCTAGCGGAAAAATCCAGCTCGAGCCGAAGGATCGCATCAAGGAGAAGATCGGCAAGTCGCCAGACCTCGCCGACTCTCTCGTCTTGACCTTTGCGGCCCCGCTGAACGTGGCGGGCATGCGGGAGCTTGACGAGGACGAAGAAGTCTATAACCCTTTAGCGGATTATGAATAAGGAGGGGAAATCATGGGAGGATATGCTTTAAATGAACAAAAGTTAAATAAATACTATGATAGTTATAAACAAACGAGCCCAGATGGCTATGTGTCATTTAATAAATATAAAAGCATAGCGGCAAGTACTGGCGCCCGTGGTATATCTAGTAGTAAATATGCCTTACCGAATGAAGAAAATTACGGCGCAAAAGAATATGCGGATTTAACCGAAGCAAGAGACAAATTATTTTTTACCGACGTAAACGCGGCAGCGAGCGCGGAAGTCCAAAAGCTGGGAGGGGGCGGGGCAGTTCGTTCCTCTTCTGGCTCTCGTGGAAATCCAGAAGAGGAAGGTTATAGCGAGCGCATAAGAGGAAATATTAGGAAAGCTATAGGGAGGAATGGCACATGATTATGCAGTTTGATTTGCAGCTTTTTGGCGGTGGCGGCTCCAGAACGGAGACGGTCGAGGTTCCCGTCTATCAGTCGTCGGCTCCGTCGTCGTCGGCAGTCTCCACGGAGAGTGTTACAGATTCGGAGCGCCAGAAAACGCAGGAGAAAATCGCCAAGGCGAAAGGCCGACGCTATACCAACACAGGCGCTGGCATGAACACGGGCGCACTTGCACAGGTAGACACTTCCAGCGCGGCGGCGTCGATTGCAAAGCGGCTCCTGGGTGAGTAACATGAATGCGCTATTGCAGGCGGTGCTCGCGGACGCCGACCTCTTGAAAAAGAAGAGGCGTATCGTCGCGCAGATGTACGAGGAGAGACAGCAGCAGGAGCATACCTGGCGACAGCTCTCCAAGTATATCAATCCGGCGCGGGGCCGTTTTGACGAGGACACGAGGACGAGCGAAGGAAAGAGGCGCGATTATTTCCTGCTTGATCCATACCCGATGGAGGCGCACGGAAAATGCGCGGCGGGGCTTCATAGCGGACTGACAAGCCCTTCCCGCCCGTGGTTTGAGCTTGGCTTGGCAGACGAGGAGCTCGCCAGCTATCACACTGTCAAGATGTGGCTGGACGATTGTAAAGAAATCCTCATGGACATTTACGCCAAGAGTAACGTATATAATATGCTTCTCCAGCTAGAGGCGGAGCTTTCGCAGTTCGGCACAGCCGGGGCGCTTCTCTTGGAGGACTTCAACACGGCGATTTGGTGCAGGCCGTACACGTGCGGCGAGTTCGCGGGAGACGTGGACGCGCGCGGCAGGGTGGCGCGCTTTGCCCGTAAGATGCGAATGAAAGCCTGGCAGATAATCGACGAGTTCGGCGAGGACGTCGTTTCCGATGCCGTCAAGACGGCGGCAAGCCGAGACGACGACCGAACAGACTTCGAGATACAGATGCTTATTGAGAAGAATCCGAACTACGATCCAGAGGCTTTCGGCGTTGGCAACTTCCTCTGGCGGTCGTACTACTTCGAGACGACACAGCAGGACAAGTTCCTCAAAATCTCCGGATATAACGAGTGCCCGTTCCTGATGCCCCGATGGACAACGATAGCGAACGGGATATACGGCACGGGGCCGGGCCATAACGCGCTTGGTAATTGTATGCAGCTTCAAAAGCTCGAAAGCGTCAATATGCAGCTCTTGGAGAATAGGGCGAATCCTCCGTTGATTGTCCCTGCTTCTGTTACCAAGGTAAGCCGCTTACCGGGCAAAATAACCTCGGTTCCTGATCCTACCATTGGAAACGGTATCAAGCCTCTGTTTGAGGTCACGGGGAGCCGCGACGACGTATTACAGGCAATCCAGTTCAAGCAGTCTCAAATCGGGGCTGCTTTTTTCAATGACCTTTTCGTAATGCTTGCCAACAACGACACGCCCGAAATGACGGCGAGGGAAGTGGCGGAGCGTCACGAGGAGAAATTACTTATGTTGTCACCCGTTTTGGAGCAGATGCACAACGAGGTCTTGTCCCCCCTAACTAAGAGATCGTTTGAAATCTGTCTCCGAAACGGGCTTTTCCCTCCCGTCCCCGACGAGTTACAGGGCAGGGAAGGGACAATCAAGGCCGAGTTCATTTCTTTGTTGGCGCAGGCACAGAAAGCCGTTGCCACGCCCGCAATCGAAAGAACGCTTTCCCTCGCAGGAAACCTTGCGGGAATCTCCCCCGACGTCATGGACAACCTCAATCTCGACGACGCTATTCGGAAGCACGCCTCTCTCACGGGTACGCCCGAAAGCGTACTTCGGGACGAGGACGAAGTGGCAAAGATGCGGCAGGCCAGAGCGGAACAGCAAGCGAAGCAACAGCAGCTTGAAAACATGGAGAGCATGGCAAAGCCGCTCAAAGATGGCGTTGACGCGGCCCGGCTCATGTCCGAGATTAACCCGGACGAGCGGAGCATTGGTTCCATCATGGGAGGGGTATAAATGGACGCTGATAATCTTGCCTGGCAAATGTCCACGGCAAAAGGGCGTCAGTTTGTCGCGGAGATTCTCGACCTTTGCGGGGCGGGAGCGCTTGGCGGCACAGGGAATTACGCGCAGGACTTCTACTCCTTGGGGCGGCGCTCCGTTGGAGAAGATTTACTGCGCATGATTCGGAGCATCGAGGCCGTTGGTACAGACGGCCTTGCGCTCGAATATGCAATGCTCAGAGAGCATAAGAGCAGACAAGAAGAGGAGGAAGAGTAAATGGCAGAAGATGGCACTACGGCAGCAGTGGAAACGACGCAAGCGGCTGATCCTATCGCGACGGCGGCAGAGCCGACTACGGGAGGACAGCAAGAGAATCCGTTCAATTTCCCGCCCGCACAGGAAGGGGAGAAAGCGCCGGAAGTGGCAAACGAGGGAGAGCAGACAGAAGCGCCCGTTATCCCTGAGAAG